ATTCATTAACTCCAGGTTGTAGGTTGTAAAATGCTGCTTTCGATGAGCATCGTTTACTCCCATCGGAGGAGTGTATGTGTTCTCTAATGTTGTAGGCTTGGTGTTTTTGTTAAGCCATTTCTTTAGATTCATATAAATGATGTTAAAATGATTGATAACATTGTGTAAAATTCTTGCTCAGTTGCAAACTCCCAACCATCCTGAAGAGCAGTTGACATTTGTACATTCATAATTGAAGAATGGTGGTAATCAGGGAAAGCATTACTAGCTGTACCATCAAAGATTTGAATGATTTCATTCTCTGATTTGAACTTGTAAAGGTGATAGCCACTTTTAGATTTTACATAGCAAGGGAAATTTAATTCAACGATGCTTGTAGTTGTTGTTGATTTTGTTACGTTAACTTTCATGATGTTTTGTTTTTTTGTTTAATTGATATATGCAAATATATGTACTTTGTTTAGAACTACAATCTTTTTTCACAATTATTTTTCATTTATTTTCACTTTGTCAATGTTTTCAATACTTTCAGCGCATAAAAAAAATATTTAATTTAAGGTTATAGCTTTAAAAAAAAGTTGTTTAAGCCTTAAAAGTGAATTATTTTTTGTATATTTATAACACTAAAACATTATATATGATATATTTAATTTCTTGCTCAGACACATTTTTAAAAATTGGTTATACCAAAAATATAAATAAAAGACTTACTCAATTGCAGACATCAAATCCTATTAAACTTGAATTATATCATCTTATAGATGGTGATGTAAATTTAGAAAAAGAACTTCATTTTATATTTAAAGATTTAAGAACGCATGGTGAATGGTTTAATTTTGACAATTCAATATTACAATATTTTGCAGATAAAGAATGTTTAATGTGGAAATATGGTTTTGTTTCCGAAGAAAAAATACCTGTTATTGGATTAATAAAACAAGAAAGACTTTTTCGTAATATGAGTTTAGATTCACTTGCTCAATTATATGGATGCACTCCGCAATCAATTAAAGAAATAGAAACAAGAGAAATGCAAGGAAGACTTACTATTAGTATACTTTATAAAATGGCTAAATTATTTAATAAAAAATTTGAATATAGATTTAAATAACTTTACAAAAAAATGTTATTATTAACGTTTAATTCAGATAAAAAAAGGAGATATTTCTACCTCCTCTTAACCTAAACATGAAAAACAAAACTTGTTAACTGCTGCAAATATAGTAAAATACTTTTTACAAAATTATATCTTTTTGCATATACTATTTAGCATTATGGCGTTTTTATATGTAATTGCATATTATTTTATGTTATTCTTCATTTTCCATTGAAGCCAATCAATGAAAGTTTTGTTGTTTATTTTGTACGAAGCATTACCACATTCACAACTCATGTAATGTTGAATAGTTCCCGCTGCTGTTGTATATGTTTTTCTCAATCGAATGTTGTAACTTCCACACTCTGGGCATTCAAATTTATCTCCACCTCTTAAAACTGCAAAATTCACTTTTTTCTTTGTGTATGGCTGTAGTTTTTCAAATACTTTTTCTAAAACAATTACATCCATGTCGCAATATTCAACCATTCGCTTCAAGGCTTCAGCATCTTTGTCAAATATAATAGCTTTCCACATATCCATTCCTTCATGTTTCAACTTTGCGCCAACTCCTAAAAACTTAGCAATGTAATCTAGTTTATTTGAATTAAAATTAAACTGACTTTTAGCGTGTTTAAGCGTATCAATTGACTGATACTGTGGAAACATCTCTATACCATGAAATAAGCATCTTGTTCGAAGCCATTTGATGTCGAATCTATCTCCGTTGTGAGCAATTATCTCATCCGCTTTATTTAATTGTTTAATAAATGCTTTGAGTAGTTTTTTGTCGCATTGATTTTCATCCCATTGTAAGTGATGTACTTCGTCTTTTCCTTCCCATTTCCAACTAACGCAAATAATTGCTCTTTCTTTAATTATATCGTCAGGCTGAATAGTCAAGTTGTAACCACTTCGCCAAAAGATACCGATATTAAATGAGGTCTCAATATCAAAAAATAATCTTTTTCTTATCATTAGGTATAATTAAAAAGCCCAATTAAGGGCTTGTTGTTACTGTGCTATTTCAAAATGCATCCAATCGTAATTTTTCTCTCTTCCTAAACTTAGGAATCCATGTTTATAAAAAATATCAATCATTGGCTTGTATTCATGTCTTGCAAACCTGGCAGTTTTAGAAGTTTCTTTTAATGTGTTTCTTTGTGGGTCTAAATCAATTGCTACTCCCCAAGAATGTCTACTTAATTGTGTACCTCCTCGCATTACTCGGTAATTGAAACAACCACCGTATTTGTTTATACCAAGTCGATTGATTTCCTCTAATCCGTAGTGCGCTAATATATCCTCAAATACTGCAAGGAATTTATCCGCTACTAGCTTATGGCATCGCATTTTTGAAACGGGCTTACCATCGTATAAGAATGGATAAGGTAAAATAATAGTTTTTAAATAAGTTCCTTCAGGATTTGGCGCACCGTATTTTGCTATTAATTCTTTTGTTGTCAGCATCTATTTACATTTAGTTGTTTACTGTAAACATATTAATTGTGCAATATATCACACTTTCAATAGTTATTTCTGCTTAATCTTGGTGAAATATACTTAATTGTGCAACGTAATGCACTATCTTCTTAAATAAACTTTTGCCAAAGCTATTACAAATCCAATAGCAAAGCAAATAATTAGAATTTTAATAGGGAAATTCCACTTTTTCTTGATTGTTTTATACTCAGTTTTTACTTTATATTTTACAACTTCTATTGAATCTCGTTTAATCTTATATTCCGTTTTAATCTGATACCTCGTTTTAGGCACAAATACTTGATTGTAACGCACTATCGTATCGTACTTGGTAACATACTTTACCCACTCGTTATTTATAAAGATAGAATCAATCTTTTGAATTTCGATTGTATCAGAAATTGTTTCACATCTCATTCCTTTTTTAACTGCTTTTCCGTAATGATACGAAGCGGAGCAGCCAGTCATAAATATAAGCCAAAGGATTGAGATTAAACAAGCCCAAATAAATGCTATTAAATGAGAGAAGTTTATTTTCATTTTTCTAATTTTTTACTGAATGAATCTGAAATTTTACTACCTACCGCAACGGAAAGAAAACCGAAGAAAACTTCAGTATTAAAACCATGCATAAAGAAATCTATTAAGCCAACAAGCACACAAATAGAAAAAGAAGTAAACATTGTAAGCGAAGTTCTTGACCATTTACCTTCCTTTTTTAATGTATCACGAAATAACTCTTTTATTTTTTCTATCATTTGGGAGTATTGCAAGTAGTTTTTCTTTTATCTCCACCTTACTATGCGTTGATGCTTGACGTATTTCTTGGTTTGCGCTTAGACAATTGAATAGTTTATCTTCAACGGAGGTCAACCTGGAGTTCATCCAAATCAATGCGATGACAGTCATTCCTAAAGCACCATGTTTCTTAATAGTTTCTAAAATTTCAAGCATTGGTTGTGGTTTATAAAAATAGTATTGAATCGTTGAATCCTTGCGTTTGTTGTACCGATGGTCTAATGTCCGAATCTCTATTTAAAGGTGAAATAAAGTTAGGAAATAAGTCTTTGTTCATGTCCAAATATTTCCAAAGTCTTGACTCGTAGAAACTAGCTTTTTGTGCGTAATGGTCTTGTACGAAGTTTACTTCTCCTTGACTTACGTTATTAGAATAGTCTCCATTTTGCGTTTGGATTCCTTTGTTCTTTAATTGGTATGATAAACCAAAAGCAGCATCTTCAGCACTCCTCCATGCGATTGCGGGTTGAATGTAAGTAACTAATTCTTCTTCGTCAACAGTCAAAGTTTGATTGTTATAAGCGGCCAAAACGTAGTTATAAAAATAAGTACCTAGAATCGGCATTATTCTCATATCACTTTGAGTCTTTATAAACGGAACAATATTGTTCACGTCAATGTTTGCAGTTATTGGCGTTTGAGTTTTTAGGTAATTTTCAGTTACAAAGTAAATCATAGTGCAGGAGGTGTTTCAATTGGTTTTAATCCTAGTAATTCTCTCAACTCGTTTTGAGTCATTGAATCAATTAATTTAGTAGCTAAAGCAGGATTTACATTTGCGATAATGTTAGAAATTTCATTTGTTCTTTCATCCATTTCAACAATCGTATCGTTAACGATTTGGAAATTATTGATTACTAGCTTTGCGTTTATGTTGCAAATAGCTAAAATTTCATTGAAGATTTCTTCGACTGAGTTACGCAAAGGAATGATACTATTCTTTTCAAATATTACATAAGATTGTTTAATGTCTGAGCCACTTCCCAACTTACCGCTTACTCTAATACCCATTAGTATAGGGTCAATGATATGCGCTTGACAAATCTTTGAGTCTATGCTTTCCGTAGTAACCTGGAACAAGTTATCGTTTGAATTTGTAGGTATTGCCTCTATAGTTGGAAGAGATTCTTTATTGTTAGCAAAGAATGCGATTGCTTTACCCGCATTTGTCGCTCCTTTGGCTCTATCAATCGTTGTTTTAATAGAGTTTTTCTCTTCTTCATTTTGTGGCTTCTTCGGAAACATCATAGCAAACGATGGGAAGATACTATTTTGAATGTTAGACTTTTGAAGATAAGACATTTCACCATCTAAAAAAGCCCAATTCATACAAGAAGAATACTGCGGTAAAGTGTAAACGTCTTGACCTACTGAATAGTCCTCATAACAATACAAGAATTCAAGGTCTTTAGTATTAAATTTATAAGGCTTAATCGTTTGTATGTTTATCTGAGTACTCCAATCGTCACATATGTAGTACAAATCGTTTGTTGCGTTCTTTCTTACCTTATCCGCTGCGATGTGCTTACAAAAAATTAGCGTTCCCGTTTGATTAAATCGCAAGTGAAAGTATACTCTACCATGAATGATTTTTTCTTTAGTAACTGCGGGTAAAATCTTTTTTAAATTCATTCGCTTTTCAAAAGCGTAGATGTCTACCTTTTCCATTGGTGAAGCAGTCGCAGAATATTGTAATTCATACCCACCTCCAACTGTTGCATTAGTTTTAAAGTCTACAATCGCACCATGTAAAGGAGACGTGTAGTACATTTGATTTAATAGTTGTGGGTAAAGGTTATCATTACCAAAACGAACGTAGTTACCAACGTTTAAACGGGCATTAACGTAAGGTAGAGACAAGTCTCCTTTTCCTACTTTTAAGAATGGTGTAGAGAATGCTTGATATCCTCCTAATTCTTGTACTTCTACGGCTTTATTTGCACCGAATTCAAATCCTAAAATCTTCATTAATCGTAAATTGTGTTTGTTACTACTCCTGCGACAACCATTCTGCCCTCTTCCACTACATTTAAACCAGTATAGTAATCTATATCTTGGTCTACAATGACAATAGGGTCGGCAGATTCGTAAACAGTATAGGTATATTGCCCAAGTATAAAAGTCGCATCAACTCCCTCCGTTAACTCAAACAAATTGTATCTTTCTTTATAGTCTGAAGTATCTACTCCTACCCATTGGAAACCTTGTGAACTTTTATTAAATTCATTTTGGAATAAAAATAAGTAGGTAGGATTCGAAATAGTTGATGACTCAGTTAACGTGAGTACAAAAGTATTTGCAGAATCTTTTTCTAAGTATATCATATATTATAATGGTTTTATTTTAGCATTTGTTATAAAACAAAAAACCCCCACTAATTAAAGTGAGGGTGAGGATAGCAAAGTTTACTTTTAAACTAGTAAACCAGCAATAATAGTAGGGTCAACTTCGTAAGCTAAATTTTCTGATTCAGCAACGATAGTAATCGAATACTTTGAGCCGTCAGCTTTAGCAGTTCCTGAGCCTTCCGCTACCGCAGTTACTTGTGCATTCGGGAAATACCAATATTTTCCGTTCGCATCTAAAACGATAATCGCAAGGTCTCTTTGTCCTTCTCCTAAAATCTTGATAGAACGAGACTTCGCTGCTTCTCTACGGTGAAACATTAAAGTAATAGTAGCAGTTACGAATGAAGAGCCATTGATTAAATCGTTTGCTTGGTCTTCAACATAATTACCCGTATTGCGTTTAAATTCGAAAGGAATAAAAGGGTCTCCGTTAGTGATTGCAGTTATTTCCCAATTGGCATCGTCAACCGTTACTGCAGTTACTTCGCTTTGGTCATTTATTAAAACTGTTTGAATGCCTCCGATGTTGTTGTCGCATCCTTTAGTTATTGTTGTTATTGTATTGCAAGTTGCCATAATTTTTATGTATTAAAAAAGGGGTGATGTTTATTGCACCACCCCTCTCTAGTTAGTAATTAATTCTTAAGAGTAAAGAACAATCTCAGTCGGGTTAGTATACCAGAATCCAACTTTCAAGTTTGCACGAGTTCTCAAATAAGGCTCAGCAACTGTGTCATTCAAGTTAACTGCTCTCAACGCTTTTGCATCTGACTCAGAATCGAAAGCATAAATCAAGTTATTCTTCAAAGTAAGAACTGCAGTATCGTTAGGAAGACCTTCAGCAACAACTATTTTAATTCCCAAGAAAGTTAACGCCAAAGGAAGCGTAACGAATGTTTGAGTGTTACCCGTAGCAGCAGCTAATTCGTAAGCAGTAGCAATGTTAGAAGAAACATAGAAACGTAAATCTGCTTTCTTACGCTTGATAGTTGCAGGAGCAGCATTCAAGATAGCAGTCAATTGTGCAATAACGTTAGTAGAAGTAATAGCAACATTTGCAACATCTACAACCGCAGCGTCAGCTAAAAGTCGCTTAAGGTAACCATCACACAAAGAAAGAAGTGTATCTTCAGACTCAGTATCACCTTGCCATCTCAATAACTCAACATCCTCACCGATTTGCATTGACATTGTTTCCCAATAGTAAGACATGAAAGAAGCAACTTCAAAACTTCCGTTACTTCCCGCAGCCATTTGTAAAGAAAGGAAAGATTGCTCAAGGTCAAACTGACAAATTTGAGCCATTGCTGACAATGCACAAACATCGATGTCGATAGCGTCCAAAGCGTCAGTTGGAGCAGAGAAAGCACAAGTAGAAGATTGTAGGATGTTACCAAAAGTAACGTTAGCTAATTTTGTAGCTGACTTAATACCAGGTAAAGTTCGGTAGTTATCTACGATGTCTTCAGTAATGTAAGCACGAGAGTAGAACTCGTTAGGGTTAGCACAAAGTAGTGCGTTTGTTTCGATGTCTAAATCGAATTTTAATTTTCTTGACATTTTTAGTCTTTGTTAAATTGGTTAAACTTCATTAATTTTTCGTGAGCAGATAATTTTTGCTCGGTAACTTCCGTCACTTCTTCTTCAAGTGTTGGAATCATTGCTTTCACTTCAGCAATAAGCTGAATTAATTCGTTGTACTTTTCGTCAATTGTAGGCATAACGATTGCAAGGATAGCTTCAGCGTCTGCAGTCGGGTCAACTGCCATTGCAGTTTCGACAACTTCTTCTTCTACTACTTCCTCAGCCATCACTACCTCTTCTTCAACTACTTCTTCGGTAGCCATTTCGACTTCCACTTCAGCTTCGGGTGCATCTTTCACTTCAACAACTACTCCGTCTTTTACAACGTATACTTTGCCTTCGATTAGATGTTCTCCATCAGGTAAATTCATACTGTTTTCTATTTGTTTATTAATACTTAACTTCAAGCCTAAAAACCCCTCAATTGAGAAACCAACTTGTCCGCTTTCAACAAGTTTATTATAATATTCTTTGTCCGTTATTTGAGCAGTTAGCATAAGCGTTCCTTTAGGTACTTCAATACCGTAAGAACTATATGACTTATCTGACTTTGGATTCTCAACTAGCCAACTTTCAAGAATGTAAGCGGGTACAGTTTGCCCAGCATCATGCTCTAAATTGAAAAGATTTTTGTTGTTTAGATTCTGCATGAAATCAGAATAGATTGTTTCTATTTCTTGTTCAGAAAATTGCACAAAATACTCTCCTTCTTCATCGTTTCGGTAAATATCCATTGGAATCATTGCGGGTGCTACGATTCTCATCTTTGGCTCATCCGCAAACTGCATTACTTTTGAATGACTATTAAACGCCATTCCTTTAACTAAGATTGCGGGTTTAGAAGTGAATGCTACTTGCTCAATTCCTAATACTTCGCCATCGGAATACTCCTCGTCAATCGTAACTTTAAAAATAGGAATGTCATTCGCCATACATTATAATGGCATACATTTTTTTTTGTTATATTTTTGTATATTTGCTAAAAAAACACTATGGTAAAAATCGGAACAACAAAGATTAACAACGAAGTGACTGAGTTAACAATCGAGCAATTTGAAAAACTTAGCGCAACAATGAATAACCTGGAACTTGACCAATTCGAAAAATGGGCAAAGATATTTATTGATTTAGGCGCAAATGAAGATGAAGTTTATGATTTGGATTTTGAAAAGTTTACGGAAATCGTGAAAGACTTTTGCGACACAAAGAAAAAGCCTACAAAAAAGTTTCTTAAATCAATAGAATTTGATGGTTATACTTACCAAGCCTACGAAGATGAGTTTAAACTAAACGTTCGTGATTTAAAAATGATTGAAAAAGCAGTTTCAACATCTCCCGAAAATTATATTTCTCGTGTTATGGCTATTATTTTTAAACGAACAGACTTAACTAAAGCGGAACATTACGGAGATTCACATATTGCTTTAAAGTCGAAGATGTTTAAGGAGCAAAAAGCAAATATAGCTATTCCTTTTATTGCTTACATTGGTCAAAAGTTAGGTAAAACCGCTAAAGAAATTCAAGTTGAAGCTACCGAAATCGTGGAATGATATAACAGTCGAACAATTTATAGAGTTGAGGTCTTTGAATAACGAAGACTTTGACTCTTTATTTAGTTATGAAATAGAATGCTTATCTATTTTGACCGACATTGATGTAGATGAATTCGATGACATGGAAATAGACGAACTTTCCAAGATTGTTAAGCAAGTTACATTCATAAAAAAACAACCTTCAAATATTTTCAAGAATGAAATCAACAATCTTACATACATTGGATTGAATGATTTAAAGCTAGGTGAGTTTATCGACTTGGAATATTACTTTGCAAATGACTATGTAAAGCACTTGACCTATATTAGTTCAGTATTGTACCGTAAAACTAAATTAAGCGAATGGGAAGAAGTTGTTTATGAAGATTATTCGTTTAACATTGAAAAACGAAAGGAGCAGTTTAACGATTTGCCAATCACATCAATCTACGGAATCATAGCGGAATACATTAAGTTTCGGGAGAACTTTTTAAAAGTATATGAAAATCTATTCAATCCAATCTTTGATGAAGACGAACTTGACGAAGCTGAACTAGACGAAGAAGATATTAAAGAGCAAGAAGCTGAAGACAAAATCAATCGTTGGTCTTGGGAGCATACACTTTACAATTTAGCGAATGAAGATGTCACTAAAATAAAAGACGTACTAGAATTAAATCTAGTATTCGCCTTTAATATTTTAGGAATGAAAAAAGAATTAGAAATCTAAATTCTGAATGTTTCTTCCAGGTAGTTTGTATGGCAAAGCATTTTCATCTATCCAATTAAAGTTTACAAATACTTTTGGATTGTTTAGTATTCTTGCCATTTCAAGTAACGGGTATTTTTCAAACTGCCATTGAATATAATCTTGCACAATTTCACCGATTATACCTTGAACAATTGGGCTATCTAACCATCTATCAGTTATGTCGAAAGCATCAATGTAAATAGTTCCTTCATCTAAAAAGAAATAATAATACATAACGCTTACAGTAATATCAATTCTATTTAGTTCCGTTCCAGTCATCGCAGAAATACGCACACTATCGTACATCGTACCATAGTCGATTAAACCAAGTTTCTTGATTTCCATCTGCAAGGCTCTTGCGAGTTTATTCCTCGTTGCGTATTTTACTTTGAACGTAGCCATTTAAAATTTATATTAGCAAGGTGTGAAGTACTGAGTTCGTTAGTTGGTCTTTGAAGGTCATTTTGCTAGTTTAACAAGTTCATCATTCGCCCACTTAATAACGTCTTTATCTTCCCAAGTTGTAGTATAAGTAAACCCGCTTAGAGTTGTTCCATACTTTGAGTTAATAACTATGCTAACACTTGCAGTCTTACTTGCTAGGTTATCGTTAACTGATGTTACCTCGATAGTATCAACATCAATTGTAGCTGTGAAATTTTCTAGTTTAATTGTCATTTGTGGTTTTATGTTAAAGTTGTTCCTGTTACTGTGAATGTTCGGACGGGAATCCAATAAGCACCCACTGTTTTGCTTTGATATAACATTTGATACGTAGTGTTTTGAAATAACATGGCATATCCCGAATTATAAGGTAATGTTGTACTACACCAAATAGAAACTCCAACGGAAATATTAAACGGCGCATAATTTAAAGCCGCTGTGCCTCCCCATCTTATAAGCGACATCATTTCATTTGCGTTAAATAATCTCCACCCCGTTGTGAATGTTCCTATGCTTAAAGCTAAACACGTATCAATTGCACTATCCCATGTTATATTTGCACCCGTTAAATTTCTTCTATATCCATTAACAGTCGAACCGTTATAAGTTGACCAATCTATTACAATATTATTTGTATAAGTTGAACCGCCTAATTCATCGGTGAATCTATTAGTATTTCCGAATGGATTATTACTAGCCAAAACAGTAAATGAAGTCGCACGACCAGCTTCCAAGTCACCATCGTCACCCGTTCTATAAGATGTCGTTTGTCCTGTTTTCATTAGTGTTGCACCAACGGAGGATGTAGCAGCAGTTGCATTTGCTTTTATGTATAAATCTCTAATCACAATCTAGTAATGTTTAATTGAACTCTGGCAGCAGTTGATACTGTAACTTTCATAACGCTATTTGCCGCAATTGTAGCTCCTAAAGTGTATGTAACACCATCATCTAATATTGTTGTTGTTGGTGCATTTGTAACGTTAGTAACTGAATTTATTTTATATGAATAACCTAATGCAAAATCAACCGTCAAAGCGTCAATCAAATCTACTGTAATACCGTATGAATTTAAAGCGTCTACTGTTGGAAATTTAGTTCCAGTTCCGTCTATATTTAAACTGTTTTGTTTGTTTGCTGCATTTTCAGGTGTGAATCCTAGAGTAGGTTGATAAGAAGTAGAATCAATACTTCCGTTTGCTTTTAAAAACTGTGATGAAGTGCCTCCCGTTCTTTTTAGATTTGTAGCTTCTAAATCACCAATAACCGTAACTGCATTACCACTCCCACCCGTTTTATTAACATAAACTCCCTCACCATTTCCGCCTTTCGTAATTGTCAAAGCCTTACCACTTCCACTTGAATGGTTTACTGTTAACGTGTCGGGATTTCCATTAGTTGCAAATGTACCTTGAGTAGCAGTTAAATCATGTACGCCTAAATTAACATCGTTCGTGGCTCCCGTATAAGGAACAAAGCCCGTTACACTTGGAATTGTTGGCTTGTTTAATATCTCAGCTACTCCACTTGTTGCGTTCCAATCAGCGTTAACTTGAGCAGCGGGAATTGTAGGTTTATTAGCAATAGCAGTTGAACCCGTTGTAGCGTTCCAATCAGCATTTGCTACTATCTCCCAAACAGCTGCGTTTTCAGTCCTATCGGTACATATATATACGTCACCGTTATCTAAAATCCATCTAGAGCCAACATAAAATCCTTCCGTTTTATCGTTTGTTGCAGTTGGTATAGTGTTGAACTTGTGGTTTACTTCTCTAATTTGAAGACCATCACCCGTCATTACATACTGACTACCCGCTTCCCATTTAAGTTCGTAACCAACTGCGCAAATCTGAGCAATACCTCCACCCGCTCCTGAGTCGATTGTACCTTCTCTAAGTCGAGAAGTATTTTCCAATAATACACCAGCATTATTTACAAATTCAATATCCGTTCTCGTTGAATTTCCGCTCGTTGTAACTTGGTCTAAAGTTGGTGTTGCTATGTTTATATCTATTGCCATACTATGTTAAATGTTTCGTCTTTAATACTTGGAATCGTTACGCTAGTAGTTACTCCGTTAACTATAAAGTTGTAGGTTGTATCAGGTAGTATTAAAGTCCCACCACTAACAACCGTTTCTGAATATGTACCATCTGAATTTTCAACAGTCGCATCTTCACAAACAATCGGAGGATTTGGAGAAATTGGATTCATTGGAATAGCACAGTCTCCGTAACTTGCTACCTCAAAAGTAATAGACATTACCCAACCCGCAACGTAATCCAAGTCCTGGTTATTTAAAGGAGTCATTGAAGCAGTTCCTACTACATCTATTTCAACATCGTTGTCATTCGTGTAGTAAACGTACATATCTTTTAAAATCAGCTGACAATCTGAAATGATACTATTAAGATTTGCTCTATCCGCTTGAATGATATCTACGCAATAAATATCTACCGTAAACTGATTCGTATTTAAGGCTTCAGTATCACTTGTTGGAGTAACAAAAACAACGGGATACTTCTCGTCTTTCGTTGCAAAGTTAGGCATCTGCTCACGAAATTCCCCACCATACTTTTTGATTTGTAGGTGAGCATTGCAGAACGCTTCTATTTTAGATAATAGTGAAATATAACTCGTCATAATACTGCTGATTCTTGTACTTTATTCATCTTTTTCTGCATTGAAGTTACGTCTGATTCTACAACTACAGCCTTGACTATCATCTCGCCACCTTGATTAGATGACTGACTTCCGTTAATTGTATTGGCGTTATTATTTGCACCAAAGAAATTAACTTGCGGGGTAGCTTGTTGCGTTGAAGTGTTACTTGCGCCACCTCCACCGCCTCCACCTGGAGCAGTTCCACCCGTTGCGCCACCTCCACCAAGAGCAGCTAAACCTTTTGCAGTCGCAGCTATTGAAGCAGCTATTCCTATTCCCGCTCCTATTTTATTTCTTGCAATTTCACCCGCTGCAATTGCTGGTCCTCCAGGAATTAAAGCATATTTTAAAGTTACTGCTGCGTTTGCTGCTGCTGTGTTAATTATAATCTTTGCTATACCCGCTGCATTTTCTGCTATCAATAAACCTTTTTGAATTGATTTATTTTTTTCAAATACATTTTTAAGAAGTCCAATACCTGAAACAACTAAATCTAAGTTTGCGTTTTGAATAGCTTTTTTTGCATCTGCTACTGCTTGTAAACTTGCAATTTCATCTTTAGCTGCTTTGTCATTTATTGCAGCCACTTCCGTTGCCTTTGCCTCTTCAATGATTTTCATTTGCTCAGCGTTACCTTTAGCAGCCTCTTGCAATGCAAAGTACTTATCGTTAACTGCTAAAAGTTCTCTATCTTTTTCGGATAATGAATTGACATAGTTTTGTTCCGCAATGTCTTCAACAGTTTGCAACCAAGCAGTCTCAGCATCTTGTCTTAATTTATTAGCATCTATCGTAAACTGATTTATTCTTGCAAGTTCTTTAGCATTTATTTCTTCTTGTGTTTTAGCGTACTCAGTTTCGTATAATGCTTTGAGTCTTGTTTTTTCGGTATCAATTAACTTTTCATTTGTAAGTAAGTCCTGAAGAATTCTCTGATACTTCAATTCATTTAGCTTCAATTCTTTTTGTACTCCCTCTTCTAACAAAGAAGTTTCAATGTCTTCTATTTGTCTAATAGTTGCTAATCTATCCGCTCTGAATTGTTTCTCCGCTGCAATTCTTGCCTTATACGCTTCTTGCGCTTTTTTAGCAGCATCTTGTGTTGACTTAGTTTCGTCTTCAGATTCTTTAGTTCGTTCTTCTTTTTTACGGTTAGATTCTTTTTTGTCTATTACTTCAATTTTATGTTTAGCATCTTCAACAACTTGAACTTGCTCATTATATGTTTTTCTTAATTCAATTACTTCGTCTTTACTTAAATCACCGCTTATTTTTGCAGCATAAACTTTTGCCTTAATAGCTTCTAAACGTGCTTCGGCAGTTTTTAATATTTCAACTTGTTTTTCTTTTTCAAGTTGAACTGTATTTTTACCATCAAGTTCTGCAAGTTCAATTTCTCGGTCATAAGCTGCTACAACTTTTTTACTTTTTTCTTCGTATGCATCCGCAGTTTTTTCTGCTGCTGCTGCTTGTTTATCTGCTGAATCTTCCGCTGCATTGTTTGTTATTCCTAACCAATCAGTAAAGTCTTTAAGTCCTTGGATAACTACGTCTATAATATCACCAATAAATTCAAATGCTTTACCGACTGCGTTTAATATTGGCTTTAATATTCCCAGCTTATTCATTACTACTCCGATGATAGCAACGATAGCTACAATGGCAGCTACTAAAAGAAAGATAGGATTTGCAAGTAGTGCTACTCCAAATTGAATAAACGCTTTAGTCAAAGT